GAAGGGAACTGGAGGGAGGAGCGTGAGGCGCGTCAGCACTGCGCAAGCGTCGATATCGACAACACTAAACGCCTACTATCCCTCATGGCCAAGCAGCGGCTTAACCTCGAAACGCTAATACAGGATGCCGTTGCTGGCGGTAATGCTGAAGAGGAGGCTCGACTAAGAAAGCAGGCAAGCGGTCTAAGCGATGAAATGAGCAAAATCAACAAGACGCTTATTTCACTTGGAGGTAAAAACTACACCCTTGGCGTATTCATCGATATCATGGATGAGATATTCAACTCACTCCGCGTACACGATGAGGAGCTATGGGAAAAAACCATTGACTTTCAGTCCCAGCTAATTCGTAAAAAAACTAACGAGCTAGGCTAATGGCAACATCACGTCAAAAAGCGGATAAGCAAAGGGCTGAGGAGTACCTTAAGAAGCTGGAGATCGTCCGAAAAGCCAACGATGTAAACCCATTCGAAACGAAAGCCGAACAAAAGGCGCGAATCGAAAGGGCCAAAGTTGACGTTGCCTACTTCGTGGTAAGCTACCTCCCTCATTACGCAACGGCAGATTGCGCTCCATTCCATATTGACTTTGCGACAATGGTTAAGCAAGATCCCCTTTTTAAGGGCTTTGCAGAATGGGGGCGTGGACTTGCCAAGTCGGTGTGGTGTGATGTAATCATACCGCTGTGGCTTTGGGTAAGAGGTGAAGATGTTTTCTTCTGCCTAATGTCCGACAGTAAGGAGCGTGCCCAGGAACTACTTGCCGACGTACAGGCGGAACTGGAAGGTAATCCGCTACTCATACACGATTTTGGAGCCCAAAAGTGTGATGGTGATTGGGAGATCGGTAATTTTAAAACCATCGACCAGCGTTTTATTGGGATGGCATTCGGTATTAAAAAGAAGGTGCGTGGGGTACGCGTAAAGCAACGCCGTCCTAACCTTTGGGTAATCGACGATCTCGAAACGCCCGATACCATCAGCAATCCAAAGCGAATGCGTAAGCAGTCGGAGCAGGTTGAAAGGGATATCATTCCAACCATGACTGGTCCTATCCGACGAATGCTTTATGCAAATAACAAGTTTGCCCGTGTGATGACGCAAACTATGCTGCAAGAAAAACACCCGCACTGGAAGGTTCACCAAATTAAGGCTTACAACAAGGCAACCCATGAGCCTGCTTGGAAAAGCATGTATTCAAAGGAGTACTATATCGAGCAGGAGCGCGATATGGGGCTGGTCGCAGCCTATGCAGAGTACCTGCACGAGACTAAGTTGGAAGGTGCTGTTTTTAGCGAGGAGATGATTCAGTGGGGAACACTACCGCCGCTCAGCGAGTTTAAGATGATTATCGCGCACTGGGATATTGCCTATACCGACAACGACAAAAGCGACTACAATGCGGTGCGGGTTTGGGGACTGCATGGTTCCAATTTTTGGCTAATTGCCTGCTACGTTCGTCAGTCAAAAATGCGGCTGGCCGTAGATTGGCAGTGCGACTTTAAAAAGCGGCAAGAAGCCCCATCAAACATGCTTTTCCAGTACGAATCGCAGTTCTGGAACGAGGAGGTACAGCGAAATATCGATGAAGGGCAGGATGAAAGCAACGTCGATCTAAACACTATGAAAATCGACACTCCAAGGGTTCACAAGTTAGGCCGTCTTATGTCGATGCACCCATACTATCAAAACGGCCGCATTTACTACAACGAGGAGCTAAAGAGCAACAACGACACTCAGGTTGGAATTATTCAGCTATGTGCTATTGAGGAAGGGAGTAGCGAACACGATGATGCTCCTGATGCCGATCAGCAGGCTATTTCTAAGCTAGAGAGGTATTGCACCCCAAAGCGAAAGGAAGGTAAAAGCTGGTGGAAGTTGGGTAAAATGAAAAATAAATTCGAAATGCCATGAGGTACATTAGTAAAGACGATATTGTTTCATTAATCCAGGAGAGGCTGATGCGCGAGAGCATCGCAACGGAGGCTCCTGTCGAAATAGCCGAAAGCGAACTCCTAAACGACATAGAGAACAAGGCCATCGACCTTGCCATTTCCTATATTTCTGGCAAGTACGATTGCGATAAAATATTTGCCAACCCTCCTATACGAAATGGCGTACTGGTTCAGGTTATCGCATCTATTGTTGTTTACCGGTCGGTACGCCGAAATGCGGCAAGGAAGGTGCCTGAAGATTACGTTCTGCTTTACAACGACTCAGTAAAGCAACTCGAAAAGATTCAATCTGGAGCAATGAAGCTGGTCAACTGTCCTCTTCTTATTAAGGAAGACGGCTCTTCTGCAAGTCCTCTATTTGGCAACAACACCAACGATAACTATTTTATTTAAACGCCATTTAATGCAAAGTAAATCCATCGTAAATAGACTTACTGCGGCAGCAGAAAGAGTCATACTTAGCCGTGTAAAGAGTTCTTCTCTTTTCAACGAATACTATAATCGTACAGAGAAGAGGGCTAGTTATACAAAGCAAGCAACTACCTACAAAAGAAAAGAAATCAAGGACTGGATTAATGGTGTTATAGCCGCAACAGACCCGGAAAATCCAAGAAGGGGAATGCTTATGCGCGTTTACGAATCCTTGATGCTTGATCTACATCTTGGCAGCTGTATCGACAACCGCATTCTGCCGATTCAATGTGCTGCCTATAAGCTGACGGATACCAATGGGGTTGAAGATTTGGAAGCGCACAAATTACTCGAAAGGCCTTGGTACATCGAACTTGTTAAGCTCGTATGTATGCATACATACGAAGGAACGAAGCTGCTCGAACTTTTCGAGTTGAACGAAAAAGGTGAGCTAAAAGAGGTAAAGCAAATACCCCAGTCAAACTTTATTGCGACAAAGGGTATTGTCATACAAGAAGAATACGATGACAATGGCGTTTCCTACAAAGATGGTCTTTACAAGGACTATTATATACAGATAGGGGGGGATTGGAGTTTAGGAATGCTCAATCAGCTAGCGTCAATAGTTCTTGCAAAGAAACTAGGACTAGGATCATGGTTGAGTTACATAGAAAAATTTGGAGTGCCACCTATTTTCGCCATTACCGAACGCATGGATGATGGCAGGCGTCAAGAACTCTACGAAATGCTTGAGAACTTTAGAATGAATCATTTTGCAGTTCTCCAAGGTAACGAGAAAATTGAAGTCCCCAATAACTACAACGTTGACGCATACAACTCTTTTGAGACGTTGATTAGCAAGGTTGCCAACAACGAAATGAGTAAGCGCATACTTGGAGGTTCAGGTATTTCAGATGAAAAGAGTTTCGTAGGATCGGCAGAGGTACAAGAGAGACTTTTGAAGTATAGGCATCAGGTTGATAAGCTTATCTTCAAGTACTATTTCAATGAAGAAATTAAGCCAAGGCTGGTTAAGTTGAGTTCGGTATATAAACCACTCGAAAACTTAACCTTCGAATTCGATGAAACGGAATCCCTATCGCTAAAAGACATATTGGAAGCGGTAAAGGCGTTGTCCTCATTCTACAATTTTGATGTCGATGAGCTTGTTAAAATAACAGGGCTTCCTATTGTTAGCATAAAGTCTGCTCTTGGGGATACCACTCCGCCTGCAAGCGAAAAAAAAAAGCCTAGTGCATCCCTAAAGAGTAGCAACCCTCAAAGTGAAGCTACACCTATTATATATAGTGCCACTTGGGATGCAGCCTTTGATCGGTTGGCCAATCAGGTTTGGAACGGAGAAATTAAGGCAGATCAGCTAGACAAAGACCTAGTACTAAAAAACTACTCCGCCTTCAGCAAGGAAGCTCAATCCGCATGGGGTAAGGGATACGACGAAAGTCCGGTTACCCGAAGGATTAGAGAAAACTTGCTGAAGTTTTCGGGAGCAAAGGCCTACAACCTAATCAAACGAATTGAGGATCTATCCAAGCAGGGTATTTCGAAAGAGGAGTTCGAAAGACAGGCGAAGAATGCCGCTTCGATTCATAACGAGGCATGGTTGGAGGTGGAAAAGAAGTTTGTGGCCAACTCTGCCAGTTCTGCTCGCGACTTCGAGTCATATATGGCCGATGCCGACATATATCCATACCTCAAGAACAGGACAATGGGCGACTCGGAGGTGCGCGATAGCCATGCCGTAAACGATGGGGTTATAAAGCCAATACACGAATGGACGCAAATTCCGCCTTACGATCCCGGTTGCCGTTGCTGGCTCGAGCAGACAAACGAACCGCCAACAACGCACCATAAAATGCAAAACTTGGACGAAAAGTGGGCAAACAACCCTGTTTTTTCAGGAAAGATTTTCGTGGGAAGTCATAACTATTTCGCTTCAATACCCAGTGAATCTAAAAAAGTAACTGCCGACAATTCGGAGAAAATGAAGGTGTATGCACCTTACAGTAAAAGCATGTCCGCTGGCGGCGATAGCAAGGTTTTCATCAGCGACTTTTCTGATATTTCTGACACCGATTCAAACGTAGCTGCCGCAAAGACGCTTGCCAAAAATCTTAAGACTAACATCTACGTAAGGCCTCACGTCAACAATATCGTTGGATACAAGAACCCTGAACTTGGAATAGGTGCTCCAAATTCAAAGGCCGATCTAAAAACATTCGAAGCCGTCAGAAATGGCAAGCCCATTAAGCTGGATAAGTTCATTGTAAACTCCTTTAAATCGGCAAACGAGCAGGGTGCTAAATCGGTTGTTATTGATATAAGCGCAGAAAAGAACGACTGCAAAGATATTCTTATTCGAAGAATTTGCGGAGGGATAAACAAGGGGATAAACACCAACCTAAAGCAGGTGTTTGTTATTGCCAATGGCAAGGTTGCTTCAATCACACGCGACCAGGTATCAAAGCGGAAATTTGACGAATTTCTAAAAGACCTGGATTAAATCGAAAAGGCGACAACCGAAGTTATCGCCTTTTCTTGGTTGGGATTGTGACGAATCACGCTCCCATAGCATCACAAATATACAACTTATTTTGATTTATGTCAAAAAACAAAATTCCTGAGTTCTTGAAGCATGCCAATCAGCTCAAGAAAAATGCCATAAGGTATGCTGCATCCGAATCCGTCATATTCTTCAGAGAGTCGTTTGTAAACCAAGGATGGACGGACGGTGCTTTAACCAAGTGGAAGAAATCGAGCACTCCGCTGGCTGGCAAGCGAACGCTTTATAAAAGCGGGAAGTTGATGCAATCAATAAGGAAGCTGGAGGCTACAGACCAAAGGCTGGTTGTTATTGCCGACTCCGATCATGCCGAGATCCACAACGAGGGTGGTTACATCATCGTAACAGAGCAGATGAAAAAGTTCTTTTGGAGTAAATACTGTGAAGCAGCAGGCATTAAGAAGAATGGTAGCGGAAAGACCGAATGGAATAGCTGGACTAACATAAAATCAAGCAAAGATGGAACCAGAAGTTCGCTATCAAAGCACAATATTGCCGTGTCTAAAAAAGCAATGTTCTTCAAAAGAATGGCACTGATGAAAGTGGGAAGCAAAATAGCCATACCACAACGTCAGTTTATTGGCGAAAGCCGAACGCTAATGCAAAACCTCGATGCTTGGTTTCGTAGTTCCGTTAATACAGATTTCAATAAGCCAACACAGGAGTACTCTCTAAAAGAAGTTAAGTAATGGAAGCATGGGATGATTTATACGTAGAACTATCTACAAAGATAAAGAAGGAACTGCCCGAAGTTGAATGGGTGGACTTGTGGCACGATCAGGTTGCCTATCTAACCGATGAGTTGCCATTTCCAACTCCTGCGCTATTCCTTTCCTTCAACACGCTCGGGTGCGACGATAAGGGATTGCTCATTCAGGATTGCGACACTCAAATAGACATGTACCTTTTCTACGAGACCTTTAGCGATACCTACCAAGGATCGTACAACCAAGGCTCAGCGCTTGAGTTTCTCAGGACGCTAACAAAGATCCACCAGACTTTTCACGGAAAATCGGGGGCAAACTACGGTACGCTTAGGCGAGTTGGGATGGGAAAGGAAGAAAGTGGCGGTGCTGGTAACTTGTACCGCATTTCGTTTGGCTGTGTGATAGAGGACTCCAGCGCGAAGGTTGACTATCCTGACAAGCCTGTGGCTGATATAGCTGTTGAAAGCTCGAGAATTGAAAGACCTAAGGTTATTGACGCTAATCCGCTGTTTTTTGTCGATACCAAATAAAAAAGGGGATCGAATCCCCTTTTTTAATCAAATTCATCCTGAATAGAAAACTCAAAATCCACTATATCCATATAACAAGGTAGTTCTTGTGAAATTTTATCTACTTCAATCATGATACAGTCAGCAATTGGAACCCCTTCATATTTAATAATATTCATTCCGCGTCCTTGAATATCTTTTGAAGGGCTAATGCTAACACCTTGCTTTAATGCTCGATATAAATCATATCTAATAACTTTAACCATTGCTTCTTGATTTTAATAGTTCGTTGTAATAAACGTTATTTTCTTGACAGTAGAATATTCGGCTGTAGATGTAGTCCTCGTTCAAAAAGAACACGTTTTCCGACAGTTCCTTTAGAACATCGTCCATCCGTTTGCGCTTTACATCGTACAGCTCGTGAAACTTTTGTACCAGCTGCTGATCTCGCTTTTTTATAAGGTCACGCTTACGCATACAGTAGATTTTTTCGAATGGGGTAAAGTTGTTCTACAAATATAATGAATTTCTATTTTATGCTTTTTACAAAAAAAAGAGGCACGATGTTCGCGCCTCTTTTTTAATCTAATGGTTTCCCATGATCCATTGTTACTTGTCTTTATTGAAAAGAATAAGTCCTAAATCCATTTTAAAAGAGTCTAAATGGTATCTGGGATTTCCGATGTTAATATGATGCCTGTATTTTGAGAAGCATTGTTTACACTCAAAAATCACCATATAACCATCAGTTGTATCGCAATACCCAAATACATTGAATGTATCACGATGCATTACGTCAGCACAACCACACTCACATCCCAATGATTTCTGATGAGGAATTTGTTGGTATTGAGCAATTTCTTCAACAAAATAAGTTTTATTACAAAAGTCAATTCTCATAACAAAGGTTTAAACGTTACTTAATCTTACTCCAATCGGTCTCCCATCCCGCCTTTTTAAGCCAGTTCTCCGGGTCCATTTTTGCGCGTGTGGGGAAACGTCCTAAAAAGAAGTCGTATTGCTTAATTGCCATTATACACGGTATTCGTTCGCTTTCGCTTAGCTTTTCGTACAATGGCTCACATCGCTTCTTGTTGATCTTCCTGTCGTATCGTTCCCAGAATGCCCCAAACGAGGTATCAAGCGGTACCTCCTTGGTTCGGAGCGTCTTACTTTGCGCAACCATATCCGTTAGGGCCGATCGGCTAACAGGGAAGCTGTTGTAGAACGACCGTACCATTTCGTCGGTCATCTTAGCCCGGTACTCAAACTTATCTAAAAGACCTCGCTCGTCGTACCGCAGCTCTATCTCTCCGTCAAACTTCGACGAGATTAGTAATACGTGCATTACAGTAGCGTTTTTAAGGGTTACTATTTAAATCTTCCTCCAGTCTAAACCTCCATTGAGAATGTGCTCCAAAAGCACAACATCTTTCATCTTTAGGCATTCGTCCAAGGTTGGCCTAAACCATTCTTGGGTGGGTTGCGCCGATGGTGCAATGTCGTTGTAGGAGGATGACAGGGCAAACTCTCCGCATTGCTCACAGGCATGCATAAATGGAGTCACACCTCTATCTGCATGAACTGTTTTCGTAATATGGCCACAGTGTTGGCATGTGTAGCAGTTCACTCTTCCTTTTTGACCACTTCCGAATTCGGTGTATGTTTCAAGTATCACCTGATACCTTTTCTTAATTCTTTGCTTTTTCATTTTTTCATCTTTCATCTTTAATTTTTCATTTCTCCCGTCTTGTGTCTTGAGTCTTGAGTCTTGTGTCTTGAGTCTTGTCTCTCCATCATGCAAGCACCTCCTCCAGCTTTACCGACTCTCCAGCCTTGATTTTTTCCGCAAGGGTAATCGCCTTTGTTTCGTCGGGCGTTCGGTTCGATTCATTTTTCTTCTTTGCCCCCCACGCTAGGAAACAAAGATGATTCCCCATGAATTCCTTTGCGGCCTTCTCGTATCGCTGGCGTTTCGCTTTCTCATGATCGAGTATCAGGCTTAATTCGGTAACTTTCGATTCTGATTCACCAACCGCCGCCGACAAGCACGAAACGTTTCTTTCCAAATCATCAATGATACATTTCGATTCCGCTTTGATTCTATCAATCTCTTCGGCGTATCGTTTCGAATCATTTGCATCGGCCACGTGGTCGGTGTAGTTAATCAAACCGAGCGAATAGGTGATTAATCCCGTAAAAACGGCCATAAAAACCGACAGGAGCAAACGAATGGGGTTGTCATGCCCCGATGCAATTTGAGTGGCGAATTGTAGGTTAAAACCACAAAAGACGAGAAGAGCATCAAACGCAGGAAACGCCACCTTTATCCACCTCTCCCGGCTCTTGCGCATCACCAGCACTGTCACCATGCTAAAGGCCATCGAGCCAACCACGGCAAAGATCTTGTCTATCGCTCCAAACTCGTTGCCCAGGAATAGCAGGCTTTTCGAGTTAATGTAGCTCAGCTCGCACACCATAAACAGGAGCGCAAACCCTACACCAAGCTTACTGAGTAATTTATCTACCATCTCGTTTAGTCAAATAGTGATGGAAGCTTCTCTTCCGGTTCTGGCTCTGTTTGCTCAGGGAATAGGGCGCAGAGCGCTTCGTCAACCCCTACTTCCGCCATTATCTTTAGGGAAAGCATCTTCTTATCTCTGCTTCTATTGTACTCCTTTTGCAGCTGACGCATTACAAGTACCATTTCTTCAAACGATTTTTTTGCCATTGTTCCTTCTATTGGTAGTTTCACAATACACCTTGTAGCGCTTCCTGCGCTCCTTATTACTTTCAAAGCAGTTTGGTGGGTGAATTCGGTAGTACTTATCACCGATAATCTTGTAGTTTTTAGCAAGCCAATCGTTGTAGCTGTCGGCATTACCGATGCCAATATGATCTTTACAGCCTCCAGCGATAATGGTTACCAGCCCAACTACGGCGTATGCGGACAGTATTGCTTTTACGATTTCTGGTATCATTTTAAATGGTTTTTTAATAAGGTTTAATCCGCCTTTAAGCGTCTTTTATCCCCTCCAAAGGAGGGGTGCCCGAAGGGCGGGGTGGGTTAAGTCTAACGTCTAAAATCTAACGTCTCACTTTTAAAAGAACTCCAACCTCTTTGGTTCGTATCGTATCATATACCTTCCGGTGCCTTGGCAATTCGAGCATACAACATCCTCGTAGTCGTCCATTCTATCGTTCATCTGAGTCAGGAACCCAAACCCATGACAGAAGGAGCATAGCATCACCTTGTATCCATCGGCATCCAGCACATGTCTGGGTTTTGGTAGGGGCACAACATCTTGTGCCCTTACCGATATTTTAGAGTTTTCCACAACCCAACGTTTAGATGTCCGTGTATTTTAGAGCTACCCTTCGCATCTTCCCATTTTCTTCAGCCACGTCAACGTAGTAAAGTCGGTTGCCGGGTTCTTTTCTAATTGCCTTGTCGAATAGGTCTACCGCTTCTACAAATAGCTCCCATCCGGGTATCTTGTTGCGTTCGGCCATAACCTTATGAGAGCGTATTACGCTAACGCTAGTCTGATCTAAATCATCGCTATTTTTAAAAAGAAGAGAATTTACCATGTCGCGGAGGAATGCGAACTTCTTAGAATCCTTTTCATCCTTGTCGAACACAGCAAAGAACTCATCAAACTTGGCCTTAACGATGCTCACATAGGTTTTGTCAAAAGTTAGGCGCTCAGATTTTTTTATATCAACGCGAACCGTTTTGTCGAATGCCGAAAAGCTTAGCGATTCAACGTTAGGCATACGCTTGTAGTCCTTTACCTGAGCATCCTTTAGCTTTGCCTCGTATACTTCCTGCTGGGCATCATCAACAGCCTCGTTCAGCTCTTTTAGCGCCTTTTCTGCCTTAAGGGCACACCCGGCAATGCGCTGAGCGTGCTTCTCTTCAACCTTTAGCACTGGATTAATAGCCCATGTATCCAGCTGCTTGCCGCTACCATCAGTCCAAACTTTACCTTTTTGCTTCATCTCTATTGTTTTTTAGTTGATTTTCTCGGTTTATTTCATTCAAGTTTTCTTCCTTCAGCTCCTGCAGGCGGCGTTCCAACTTTCGGGTATCTTCCGCAACCGCTTGATAGGTTCTCCGTTTGCGGTTTTCTAGTTTACTCAACCAGTCATGTCGAGCATTTACCAGCTTGCTGAGGCTCTTTATATCCAGCACAAGAGCCTCTCGTGTGCTACGCTTATCCTTAACTTCCATAGCCTATTGCATTATTTGTAAGGGTCGATATCGTATTTACCACTCAACGGAGGATCTATTCTATCCTCCAGCTGCTTCACCTTAAGTTCGGCAGCGCGGTAAAGGCGTAAATTCTTGTCCAAATCGTCGGTGGAGCACGTGCTTACTATTCGTTGCAGCTTATTAAGCTCCTTGTTGGCCTTTCTAAGCGCCCGCATGTACGTCCGTGTGTCATACTGTTTGGTTGGTTTTTCTTCGGTTTTCATGCTAATACTTATTAGTTGAGATACGATGCAACCTCTATCTCTGCTTTGGTTAGGTTATCGACAAACTTCAGGTCCTTTTGCTTTTTGATAAAGGCGTTGTAGATTGATCGTAGGCGCTCCAGCGGGATATCGTTAAACGCCTTGGTTTCCGCAGCCCTGCAGGCGATAGACTTAATCAGCTTGATATCGTTCTCCCGGCCCATTGCCGTAAGCCATCCGCCGATTGCGGCAATAACACGCTTGCGGTATTTATCAAGCTCCTTTTTTTGAGGGTTTAACTGGCATTCTAAACTATCACACAATTCTGCCAGCTGCTTCGAGGTTAAGTCCGTGCTACTGGTCACCCCGTAGCTTTCAAACAGCATTTACCGCTTGGATTCCTTGTCAAATCCGAGCCTACCAAGTAGGGTGTGCAGGCGTTTTATCAGGTATTTTTCGTGAACGGTTGTATTCATTGCTTGAGTTGTTAAAGGGTTTTGGTTTATGCTTCTATCCCCCAGTAGGCTTCTGCTTTTTCAGCATCAATATCAATCGGAGTCCCTTCTCCTCCATATCTGCTGGTGGGAAATGCTCTGAATCCTTCTATTTTGAAGGTTACATCGGCATCTCTCCACATCCTTACGGCCGCATTCCCGTCGGGCTTATTGCCCTCCATGTGGCTAACAAGGATGAATGCTTTTGTAGGGAATGTTTCCTTTAGGTACTTGTACTGCTTAAAGGTTAGCTCCATGAACTGGATAGAGTCGATAACGACAACGGATGGGCTTTTGTGCTTCTTTAATCGGATAACGAGTTCGTCAAAAGGCTCTTTCTCAATCACGATCATTTTGCCGCTAACCTCCTCCATGTTAAGCCGGATCAAAACTTTCTGGGTGGTCATTTCTGTCCCCTCCTCAATGAAGTTGTAGGCAACGCGAAGAAAGTTGGTGAGATACTTGGATAGCATCATCGTAAAGGTGGTCTTGCCGCTTTTGGGCGGAGCCATAACGAACCATATTGCCGCCTTCTGTGGCTTTCCAACAGCCTTCTCCCATATTCCTTTAAATTCCAGCGTTTCGTACTTCTTATTAAGGATATCTTTAATTGAGTACGCTCTAGCCATTAGTTCTTACCCTTTTTTTATTTGTTGCAAATACTTTACGTTTAACTCTACGAAGATCTCCCTCGCTATCGTTGATGATATTCTTGATAATCCCCTTGTCCTCTATGCCATTCGCTACACAAATGGAGGTAATATCGGCAGCATCTGGAGTTGCTAAAGGAATAAACTTGCGACCAATACGGCTGTACACTTCCTTGTATCCCTTCTTGTTAAGCCTTAAGCCAGTCCTCACCCTCTTTTCTAGGAAGTCGGTAGCCATTAGTACAATACCGCAGTGATCCTCCAGCTGGTTGTAAAGGGTAATAAAGAAGTAGAGCACCTGGTCGCTCAGCTTGTCGGCCTCGTCGATAATGATGAGGGGTGAGATGGTCTTCTTCAGCACGTCAACGATATCAGATACCATTTCGCCCACCGAGTATCCAGTTGCATTTCTTCCCATCGAGCGTAGTAGTTCCTGCAGGAATAGCTTCTTGTTCCAAAAATCATTGCAGCTTAGCAGGTAAACGTTGCTGTTGGTGTCTGCATAGCACTTGGCAATGGCGCTTTTACCGCTTCCTGCGTTACCGCATACGGCCATAACCAGCGAGTAGCTCTGAGCGTCGGTAAAGGTTTCAGTTAGCTCATGATAGCCCTTTGACTCAACCATAACCCACTCGTTTAGCGGGGTTAGCTGCGAGGTGGACCTAATAAAGGCGCTAAACTTACGCCACATATCATCTGATACCCGTTCCCACTTATTGGTTAGAACGTTCGACACGGTTGCTGCGCTAACGCCAACCTTTACGGCAACGGCATTGCCAGATGTTGCTTCTACCAGACGCTTTAGCTCTGCCTGAATCGCGTATTTCTCTGTATTTTCCACGGTTATTGAGTGTTTTGGTTAATATTTGTCTTCAACGCATTCGTAGATGTCCGTAGGCACCACGTTTGATACCTTTTTGGTGTAGGTGCCTATATCGTCGCCCTTCTTTAGGTTGATACCTTTTACCTTTGGCATGTTAAGCCCGTGTTGAGCAGGATGCATGCCGTTATTCTCCATTATTTGTTCGATATTATCCTGCATATCAAGGCGCAATTGCTTATTCTTTAATTCCATAGCCTTGATAAAAGCATGGTCTAGGGTATCCTGATCCTGTTTACCCCTATGTATTTCAATATACTTCTGGGCCATCGTCTCAAAGCGGTAGTCGCCTTGTGGTGTTTTGGTATACAGCGCTACCACCTCCATATCGTTCGGGTCGTAGCCAATATGGAACTTTCGGTCAACGTTGCATTTTAGGAAGTCAAAATCAGGATTTCCGCTACCATCAAGCACCTCCCATACGTGGGTTTGCCCTTTAACCTTCATTTCAATGCCGTTTGAACGGTAGGTGTTTGGTGTAGAGTTTACCAGCCCGAACGTGGAAATCAGCTCAAGCGTATCCACCTTTTGAGCGCGTGGATTTTCGCTGGTACGGTACATCTTGATGTGCGCCATGCCCGTTTTGTAGTGAGGAGACGATTGCCACTCCTCGCGGCACCTGACGTATGCCTTTATGGCTTCTTCAAGTGTTGGAAGGTTGGCTTGGTTAGCAAGAATAAACTCCATGTTAGCCTTACTCTCCTGCTTCTTGGAAGTAATATTCTGTCCGGTGAAGTACCATAGTTTGTGCAGGAACTGGCTCTGAAAGCGGTTAAACGCGCTCTCTATGGTCTTCGAACGTCCGTTGTATGGTGCTGTATTGATGGCTAAGTGCGCAAGTTTCTTAAAGAATTCTCCTGATTTAAGTTTCTTGTGCCCACCCTGATTGTCGAAGCGAATCTCGTAAGGCTTATACCCGCTAAACTGTAAGGCCATACGGTAGGCGTAGTACTGTGCCTCAAAATCTTCGCTGTCGCTCACGTGGAAGCCAAGCAGGCACTCGCTGTACACGTCCATCACCTCGTAAACGCTGGTAGTGGCCATTTTCCCGTTATCATTTCGGTAGTAAAAGTTCAGCTTCGTACCGTCACCGTACCAAATCGAATCGCGCATGGTGGGTAGCAGCGTTCTGTGCTGGCGTGTGTACTTCTCTTTGGCCTTTAGCTCACCGTAGCGCATCCCGTACCATAATGGCTCTACCTCTGGACGGTTTAAGAACTGGCGTATAGTATTCTCATGCTTCAGCGGCTTCCATCCTGCGTTAAGCGCACATTCTGCATTGTACTCCTCGTGAAGCTGCTTTAGGGTAAGCTTGTTTATTGGGGTTGCCCATCTGGCTATAAGCCAATATTTAGCTTCTTCAGTCAACTTTTCTGAGCTGCTATTTCCAAAACTTGGATGCACCAATGTAAAGTAACCTCCATCCTTAGAGATAAACTTCTCGAACTTACGCTGAAAGGAAAATGGGTTACGGGGTAGCTTATTGGGCATTTGCGGAGCTTCGCCATTCTGTGGTTCATTTAACCGTTTGGCTAATGCTGTTCCGTTGGCGTAAAACTCGCCCATTTTAACTCGCTTGTTTTTTGGAGCACGGGCTATTTTCATCCTGTCAAGGCTCCGCTTTAGCGCTCCTAGTATGGATGCCTCGTTGGTGTAAATGCGCTGCGTATTCTCGGGGATATGGCATTCCTTGCCCGTTTTATCGGTATAGGTGTAGCTTCGGTAGTAGGCGGCAGCATCCTCGTCTAGGGTTATGCTGCTCGCCTTACCCGCAACCGCGTCTACCTTCCCGAACTTCGCCTCTATGGCCGCCAGCCGTTCAGGACGCCTTATGCTCCTAACGTCTATCGTAGTATTTCCGTTAATCCCTCGGCGGTGGATGCGAAGGAGACCTTTGCAACTATCATGCTCAAATTGCTTATATGTCAATCCCGCCTCAAGCCAGTCGTTTACGGTAATGGTTAGTATGTTGTCGTATTCCCTATACATAGCAGTAGTTGTTATGTTCTTGTTGCTCCCCGGCAGGTTCCGATGTGGCTGCTTACACGTACTCAAATCGTCGGGGATTTTTGCTACATTTAAAGCTCTCACCCTTTAAAATGTAGATCTATGAATGACGTAATTTGCATCTTCAGCTACTCCTCTTCGGTAGCGTCGTCTGCCGAAGGGCAGCTCAAAGTCAACCAGCTAGCTAAGCGTTGCCACAGCTTCGCCTCTAGCGTGGGCATCCTTTGCCGCATCGATGGCCCTCCTCAGCTTGACGATGAAGTCAGCGTACGGGTCATGTTCAACGTAAAGGAGCCGGAGCAGCCTATCGCTCTTAAGATGTCGCTCCTTTTCGCTTTCGCTGCACTGCTCCAGCTCCAGCTCGTCAACCAAACCGACCTTACCAAGTAGACCCTCAACCGTCCCCATCGCATCGGCTATGGTGCGGTTGGGGCATTCAAAAGCTACACCTAGGCCTCTTAGGGATTCAACTTGTGCGTTCATCGCATCTATGTGCTGCGCTACCTCGTTGTAAGTTTTTTTTGTTGCCATGTTCTTTCTACTTTTTATCCGGTTCAACATCCTTCTCCATTCCACCTCTCTGTATGGCCACCCGGCGGATGGTCCTCGATAGCTCGCTCTGGGTCTTATCGTCCAGCGCCGACCGTATCGTCACCCGGCTTTTCTTAAAAAGCTTGGCCAGCAGGGTAACCTCTCTGTATCCTACCAGAATCTGTCCCAT